AAAGGAGGGTAACATGGAGGAAAATAGTATTTAACTGTGGCTGACGTTACAAATTACACAATCGAAAATGCTTCTGGGGCGAATGTAAGAACCGACCTCAATAATGTTTTTGCTGCGATCCAATCAAGTAATTCTAAGTCTAGTGATTTAGCTACAAGTCAGTGTGTAGCTGGTATGCCTTTTCTTAATACCACATCAAATATTTTAAAAATTCGTAATAGTGCCAATAGTGCTTTTACAGAAATAGGAAGTATAAATAGTGATAATTTAGGTCTGTTACCCAGAGCAGGGGGCACAATGACAGGGGTTTTAAAGATTGATGACTCCAATAGTGCTTCTACTCCAGCGTTAAGTTTTGACACAGATCCAGATACAGGATTATTTAGAAAAGCTGCAAATAAAATAGGTCTTAGTGCTGCTGGTACTGAGCAAATGTTTTTTGATGCAGATGGTATTACTTTACAATCTCAGAATAATCTTAGATTTGCTGATTCAGACAGTTCACATTACATAGGTTTATCTGCACCAGCTACTATATCAAGTAGTTTTGTGCTGACTTTACCTGCTACTGATACTGCTGTAGCTGGATATGCTTTAGTATCTGATGGATCGGGAACATTAAGTTGGGGTGTAGCTGGAGGAGCTAGTAATGGTTTGTTTTGGGAAAACGATCAAACCGTTACCAGTAATTACACGATCACAAATGGTAAAAATGCTGGCAGCTTTGGCCCAATTACTATACAATCAGGAGTAACAGTTACCGTTGGATCTGGTGAAACCTGGACAGTTGTTTAAATTATGAGTCAACTTAAAGTAAACAGTATTGTTCCTACAGGTGGATTACCTTCTGGAGCATTAGGTCGCATAATACAGATAAAATACACACCTGTTAATCAGATTATTAGTCAGAGCACTAATGAAACTGGAAGTAACTTTTCTGCTTTTGATACCCTAATAACTCCTACGAGTGCTAATAGTAGGTTTCTTATTACGGCTTATCTCAACGTAGCTTCTGCTGGTGGTAATACATTTGGAGTTATGGTGAGAAGAAACAATAGTGTGATAGATGAGTTGAGAGCTAATGCTGATGGTAATAGACGCAGATATACAGGTAGAGGAGCTACATCATGGAACGCAGATGGAAACCATATGCACAACTACACTGTCGTAGTTTTAGATACGCCTTCTACTACCAACAATATTACTTATAAACTCTTTTTTGCTACGGAAGGTTCTAATACTCTCTATATAAACAGAAATAGAAACAACTCTAATAGCACTAACCCTATTTACAGTAGGGGTATGTCATCTATGACCGTTATGGAGGTAGACGGACAATGAATTACGACCATGATGCAATTCGTAAAGCTTATCCTGATGAAAGACTAGACATAGTTGACGATAAAGGAATTTTTAAAAGCGATACAAGTTGCACTGAAGTTTTTACCGTAGATCAATCTTTAGTAGACGCAGCAAGAGTTGAACTAGATAAACTTTTATATAAAGAAACAAGAGTTTATGGAGGTTCTAAAGTTTATGCTTCCTTTGGAGATCAACTTGATATGTTGTATAAAGATATTGTTGCAGGTAAACTAGATGCAACTGGAACGTGGGCGACCCACATTAAAGAAGTTAAAGACGCAAATCCTAAACCATGAGCACATTATCAGTCGGTACAATTAAAAGTGTTTCTTCAGCAACACCAGTATTTCAAAATTCCAGTGGAACGGAAAAAGGTAGGTTGGCTGGAGCTTGGATAAACTTTAGTGGTAGTGGCAACAGTATTCGAGCAAGTTTTAATGTTTCTAGTATTACTGATTTAGGAAACGGAAATCATAAAGTATTTTTTACAAACAGTTTTAGTAGTAATAATTATTGTTGTGTTACTACTAGCGGAGAACATGCAAACTTAGGAGGTAATAACCCTGAGAGGATTCCAAGATTAAGTAACTTTAATACAGGAAATATTATATTCTGTAATAGAACTGCAACTGGTGGTTCTACAGATGACAACTATCATGGATTAGCAGTTTTTGAGAATTAATTATGTCAACACTTAAAGTCAATGCAATACAAGACGCAGCAGGGGCTAACCAATCAACCGCAGCAGAGATTAATGTAGGTCGTGCTAAAGCATGGGGTACATTTAAAGGTTCTGGAACTCCAGGTGTTATTCTAGCTCACAACTTTTCTAGCCTTACTGATATTTCACAAGGTAAGTATAGATTGAATTTTACTA